TCAAGCGTTTGAACTCTTCCATCAACGCGTTCAGCACCGAAGCGTTCCAGGTGTATTCCTTCTTCACATCCTCGGGAAGGGCGACCAGCTCACCGTTCTTGTCGTAACGGTACTCCTCAAAAAAGCGCTCGGCCTTCTCGTCTTTCTTCACTATGTTACGGATCATTTCTTCTCGCATCTGTTTCTCGGGCTCGCCATGGCGCTCAACCCAACGTTTCTTGTATTTCTCGGGAAGGGAAGAATAGGAATACAGGGCTACATTGCCCTCGCCACCGCCACGGTTGATACTTTCGATGTTACCGCGACGGACATTTTGGTATAAAGTTATATACTTCATCACCGGATTATCTCCTGAAGTAAGCTCTTCACAGGTTACACACAGTATATTATTATAGTATTCCATTTTCCGTTCTGTTATCAGTCCTCCAAATCATTCAAAGGGACATGCCTCTTCAACAGCCGTACTGAAGCCCCAAAGTTCAGTACAACAAAAAGCGCCCAAAGCAAATTGTCTTCACTCACAGAAAATATCAGACAGAAATTCAGACAGAAGTAAAGTACACAAAGGCGCTGCTTCCAGTTCAAGTGTATAAACCAGCGCAGCTGGTCACCGAACAATGCCATCAACTCACTTTTCATCGCTTTCCTTCTTTTCAGGGTTACCACCTACCTTGGTTCCACCGCGCTCGATGGCGAGCTTGCGGATGGAACGGGCCAACTTGCTGTTCTTGCGGAATGCAAGGGAGTGGGAGACCATTTCCCGGGAACAACCCAGCAAACCGGCTATTTTACCCACCTCACTGTATTCTACCACTATTCGTTCTTTCATAATTCGCTGATAAGTTAAATTATTGTAGCGGGCAGTCGCGGACTCGAACCACGGACCATGGCCTCTCCCTTGCGGGAGTTTGGCGTGTTCTACCAACTGAACTAACTGCCCCGGAAATCTATCGGAGTTCTTGTATGGCATCCTCCGGAACACATATCACAGTCCAAACCTGGCCATCTTTCATATAATCGACATTATATTCACGACCGAAAGTACAAATGTTATAGTCCCAGTCGCGGATTACACCATCAATGACTTCACCGTTCCTCTTGGTGATTCTCACACTTTGTCCCTTTTTAAATTTTGCTTCCATTATATCTTCGTTTTAAGTATATCAATATCAATTACATCCAACACGTTAGATGTTCTTAGGCTATTCACGATAAGGGTGGCTAATACTATACTGTTTTCTGCCATCCACCTCTTTGCTTGCCTGACAGCCACTTCCTTGCTGTACCCATCCGGAATAAAAGCCCCCAGATCATTATAACTCCGATCTGTCAATTCAAAATAATACCGTTTCATAACCTTCTATTTTTCTTCTTTTTATATTTCTCATTGTCACCTCAAGCCTTTTTTGTAGCTTTGGGGCGGTGTTCACACTTTGAACACGTGGCAAATATAAATCATCTTTCGCAAATTGCAAAACAATCTGCGAAATAATTTCGCAAAATATAAAACAATGAATAAAAAAGAAAGATTAGAGGCTATTATAAAGCATTACAGTGACGGAAAGCCTTCTGTTTTTGCAAAGTTAATAGGGGTTGCTCCCTCAACTATAAGCTCGTGGCTGTCGCGAGACACACTTGACTACGATCTTCTTTTTGCAAAATGCGAAAATCTGTCCTCAGAATGGCTTTTGACTGGTAGGGGAGAGATGATTAACATACAAACTGCCACTTTTAATAATACAACTACCCTGCCACAAAAAGAAAGTACGGGAATAGAAGACAAATTACTAGCAATTATAGCAGATAAAGATGCCACTATCCGAGAGATGGCAGAGGAAATAGGTGCACTTAAGCAAACAATCGTGCAACTTAAACAGGACAATTTGGGGCGTGTTTCAGGTGCGGAGAGTTCAACACTTGCAGGCGCCGGGTAAAATGCGTTATATGGGGTGAAAGGGGTAAAAAGCAACAAAACACTGATTTTTAGAGATATGAATTAAAATATAGGGGAGTAAATAAATATTATCAATGTATTATTTACCCCCTCAAATAGTTTAAAAACAAGCAAAAACAAGTCCTATCTATATTATATAGATAGACAAATCGCTAAAAAATAATCCGAAAATGTAAACCCAAGTGTAAACCCTATTAAAACGTTTCGTTTTTGTAATGGAGAAAATGTAAACCCAAGTTGTAAACCCAAGTGTAAACCCTTTCAATTTTTCCGACTGTTCAAACCGTTCAAAGTAAGTAGCAGCCTCCCATTGATGTACTATTACCGACACGAATACAAAAAAAGCCGCAAAAAGCGGCTTTATAGACGTTCTAAGGCTGTTTCAGCCCTTTCTGGTGCATGTTATCAAGCGAGACTGAATAATCATTGCACGTTTCGTGTATTTGGCAATGTCATCAACCAGTCCAGCATGTAAAAGACTATTCTTGGTGATCCCGACCTGTTGCTCCGTTAGAGTTTCAAAAATGGCCGATATACTACCAAAATAGATGTTCTTTTTCTCAAAAATCAAATGTACATGGATAACTTTACTCATAATATACGGTATTTATTTCATTGCAAATATACCAAATATCATCTATATGGAATAATTTAGATAAAATAAAAAAGGGAAGTGCGTCAGGCACTCCCCCACTCCACTTGCATAAACCGATCCGTTTGACTATCTTTGTATATGAGAGCGATCTGGAAAGGTTCATGGAGAATAACCGATGAACAAACCCGAAATCTCCCCTATCCCACCTTCAATGTAAAGCATTTCATTTGAACGGCGTTCAAACGAGGCTAAAATGTAAGCCCAATGTAAAGCGATGTAAACGTTTCGTTTTTCCAAGTCACTCTCCCCTACTTCATCATAACGCTTTGACAGCCAAAGCAATCAGTCATTTTCAGGCCGACCACATATTGACACGTTTCGTTTTTCCCCCCTTATTCGGACCAAATTCCTGCATATATTTCTGCCGCAATAAATATACAAAATGAAGATCATCTACCGGCATAGACGAAAAGGCGGTTGCATAGTTGGCCGCAATCTGCCCGAAGCCGGCTGTGAGACTACCATAATTCGTAAGATCTATCAGTACCTTTTTCTTTCGTTGTATCTCTTTCATCATTATTTGATTCTACGCTCTTTCAGCTCAATAAACAGCTAATTTGAACTTCAGCAAGGATTAATCTACAAGCCCTTCTATTTTCGCAATGACCTGCTCCGGCTTTATATCCCTCAAACAGGCATAATCACCTCGCCAGCAAGGCTTCTGACCATATACAGAACAGGGACGGCATGACAAATCGAGTTGCACGGTATTGACCGGCAATTGTTTCCAACCCATAAAACCGGCATAAGGATGGGTGGCTCCCCAAATAGAGACAACCGGAATATTGACCAGGGATGCCAAATGCATATTGGCAGAATCCATTGAAAGCATCACGTCCAGATGGCTCATCAGATTCAGTTCGGTACGTATATTCAGTTTACCGATCATTGAAACGACAGAAGGATATTTAGCAATCCATGCATCAAATACGTCCTGCTCGCTTTTACCGCCTCCAAAGAGGAAAACCTTTACTTTGGGATTGGCAGCAAAATGTGCTATAACTTGCTCCTGCAGTTCTAACGGATAAATCTTACCTGCATGTTTGGCAAAAGGAGCTATACCAATCCACTTTTGATCTTCTTTAGGCCCTGTGACTGGTTCTATTTCCGCAAAGTTTCCTTTTCCTTCGCCATAAATAGAAGAGAAATTTAATAGTACCGGTAAACCTAGCTTCTCAAGTACATCGGCATAACGACGAAAAGAACTCTTCTGATTTTCCATCACCTTATCATGACGGCGAACCAGCTTCTTTTTGCCTGCCCTTCCTTTACAAATGGAAGCTACCGGTTTATTGGCAAGACGGAATCGCAAACATAAATACTTAGAACGAAGTACATGATGAAAATCAGCAATGTAATCAAAATGCATTGCTTTCAATTCCGAATAAAGGCTATTCAAGCCCCAAAGCCCCTTGTGCTTGCCTGTTAAATCAGCTCCGACAAAACCCACATTGGCAGGCAACCCCTGAAAGAGTGGCTGCCATACAGCACGACTTAACACTGTTATTTCATGCTGCGGGTATTGCACAGCCAGCGAATGTATTACCGGGATTGTCATGGCTACATCGCCAAGAGCTGAAAAACGAATAATGAGAATACGCGCCATTCGTTATTTTTTCGCATAAAGCACCGGATTTAATGCCGGGTCATTATACATCTTCATCTGTTTATATACTTTCATATATTTTCTTCCGGCTTCGATATCAGCCAACAACTGTTCAATAGCCGTAGAAAGGTCTTTGCGTTGTTCCAGCAGGATATTCAACTTAGTCTGGCATTGAGCACGGTGTTCCTCGGTAGTGTCCGTACGTTCCACCTCCTGCTGCATGTGGTAAATTTTCAATGCAAGAATTGACAAGCGGTCAATTGCCCATGCAGGGCTTTCCGTATTGATCGTTGCGTCAGAGAGAGGTTTCACCTCTTTGTATTTGTCTAAAAAGTAGCTATCAATTAATTCCACCAGGTCTGTACGGTCCTGATTTGATTTATCAATTCTTCTTTTCAAGGCCAATGCTTCTACCGGATCAATCTGCGGGTCACGGATAATATCCTCAAAATGCCATTGCACAGCATCAATCCAGTTCT